TCATCCTGCAGACCTAAACGGTGACGGACATGTAGATGCTGAAGAAAAAGCAATGGAACTAGAGTTTCGTCGCAAGATGCTAGAAGATCAAGATGCTATGCGTGACGCACAGCGCAGAATGGCATGGTTTGCATTAGGCGGAATGTTGCTATATCCATTCAGTGTTGTACTTGCAGTTTTCTTAAGTTTAGATCAAGCAGCAGATGTCTTGGGCAGCATGGCAGCAACATACTTTGTTTCGGTTGCAGCGATTGTTGCAGCGTTCTTTGGTGGACAAGCATACACACAGTCAAGTTCAAACAAAAAGCGGTAGGGCCTAAATAAGTAATAGTATGGACTATTACAGCAGGTTGGGCATAAACAAAAACGCTAGTCAGGATGAGATTAAAAAGGCATATAGAAATTTAGCCAAAATACATCATCCTGACAGAGGCGGTAATCAGAAATTGTTTCAACAAATAAATGAAGCATATGATACGCTAAAAGATCCTCAGAAAAAAGCAGCTTACGATACACCTCAGCCTAAGCAAAGACAATACAATTCTCAAAATATGAATGATATATTTGAAAGCATGTTTAGGCAGCAAAGGCAGCGACCTAACATGGATGTTAAACTTAGTATTAATTTAACTTTAGAGGATGTTTTTACAGGTAAAGATTTAATTGCAAGTTATAATTTAAGAAACGGACAACCTGTTGATGCTAGTATAAGAATACATGCTGGTGTAGAACATGGAGAAGTTATTAGATATAGGGGACTTGGTGATAATAGCTTTACAAATTTACCTAGAGGTGATTTACTAATACAAATTAGAGTTGTCCCTCATAAAAGGTTTGACAGAGACGGTGCTCACTTGTATACTAATGCTGATGTTAATGTTTTTGATTTAATGCTCGGAACAATAATATTAGTAGAAGGTTTAAACAAAAACCCAATACAGGTAAAAATACCCCCAGGCACTGGTGCTACAACTATTTTAAGTGTAGCTGGTCACGGATTACCGAGCACCAAAAGAGGTAAGCCTGGAAATTTATACATAAGAATAAAGGGTAAAGTTCCTAAAGTAACTGACCCTGTTTTAATTGAAAGGATACAAAACATTTATGATGAACTTAGTTCTCGCTCCTAATGCAATGCTAGAAACACCTGTTCAAATTTATCCTGAACAGCTACATCCTGCTCCTATTGCACTAGATATGATTGATGTAATGGTGAAACATGGTGGTATTGGTATAAGTGCCAATCAAGTGGCGTTTGACGGTAGGATTTTTGTAATGAAACCAAAGTTAAATAAAAAGTACGGCGATTATACAGTTGTAATAAATCCTGTGATAAGAGGCTTGAGTGAAGAAAGAGAATACGGCGAGGAAGGCTGTTTGAGTCATCCTGGACTTTATTTAAAGGTAAAGCGTCCAGTTAGTTGTATGGTTGATTTTCAGACCTTGACAAGTGACATGAAAAATGTTATAACTGTAAGTGAGAAATATGACGGTATTGATGCAAGAATTTTTTTACATGAATACGATCACTTATTTGGTATCCAATATATTAATAGAGTTTCAAAACTTAAATATAATATGGCAGAGAAAAAAAGAATAAAAAGGATAAAAAATGGTAGAACCTAGTGATGCATTGCAGGCAGTTTTTGATAAAGCAGTAAATGATGCAAAAAAACTAAAACACGAGTATATTACATTAGAACATATGCTTTATGCTATGCTTTGTGAAAAGGGTTTTGAAACTGTGCTTACAGACTTTGAAGCAGATGTTCAAACAATGAAATCTGCGTTAGAAAAGTATTTAAAAGAAAAGTGCGATGATATCAAGACTGAACAAAAAATTAAGCCAAAGAAAACACAGAGTGTTGAACGCTGTCTTAATAGAGCATTTGCACAAACACTTTTCCAAGGTCGCAACGAAATTGATATTGTAGATGTTTTTATCAGTTTGTTAAGTGAAAAAAGATCGTATGCATTTTTTTGCACCCAGCAAGTAGGAATCGATAAAGAAAAATTTGTTCGTTATGTAAACACTGATTTAGAGCGTAGTGTTGATGATGTTGATGGTGAACCAGAAAACATGGGAGCAGCAAATAAAGCTCTTCGAGCATTTACAAGCGATTTAAACAACGAAGTTAAAGATGGTAAAATTGATCCTGTGATTGGTCGCAGTGAGGAAATTGAACAGGTAGCACTTGCACTTGCTCGTCGGCAAAAAAGCAATGTACTAATGGTAGGCGATCCGGGTGTTGGTAAAACTGCTATTGCTGAAGGACTTGCACACAAAATTGTACATGGACAAGTACCAGAGTTTTTGAAAGAGTATAATGTGTACGCACTGGATATTGGGAGTATGCTTGCTGGTTCAAAATATCGCGGAGACTTCGAAGAACGCTTTAAAATGGTTTTGGCTGCACTACAGAAAAAAGGCAAGACCATTATGTTCATTGACGAAGCACATATGATTTCAGGTGCTGGTGCAAGTGGCAAAGACAGTGCCAACGATCTTGCAAACATGTTGAAACCAGCATTGGCAAAAGGCAACATCAAAGTTGTAGCAAGTACAACTTGGGAAGAGTACCGCAAGTTTTTTGAAAAGGATCGTGCTCTAATGCGCAGGTTCCAAAGAGTGAGCATTGATGAACCAAGCCCAGAAACGACTGTGGAAATTCTAATGGGCATCAAAGGCTATTATGAGGACTATCATGATACTGTAATCGAACCAGAAGCAATTGATGCAGCAGTAAAGTTGAGTGTGAAATATCAAGCAGATAAAAAACTGCCTGACAAAGCAATTGACTTGTTGGATGTGGCATGTGCACGATACAAAGTCAATGATGTTACAGAAGGTAAAGTTGTAAAAGAATCTAACATCATGTTTGAACTTGCTAAAATGGTTAACATTCCAGAGGACACGGTGGCAGAAAGAGAAACAGAAAGCCTTGTGCACCTAGAAGCAAATATGAAGAAAAGTGTATTTGGACAAGATGAAGCAATTGAAAATATTGTTGACAAAATTTTAGTTGCTCAAGCAGGATTGAAACCAGAAAACAAACCAATTGGCTCGTTTGTGTTTATGGGTCCAACAGGCACAGGTAAAACCGAAACTGCAAAACAGTTGGCACATCATTTAGGTGTAGAACTTGTACGGTTTGACATGAGCGAATATCAAGAGAAGCACAGTGTTGCAAAGTTTATTGGTGCACCTCCAGGCTATGTAGGATTTGAGGATGATGCAGGACAGTTGATTATCAAACTACAAGAAAATCCCAACTGTGTATTGTTGCTAGATGAGATTGAAAAAGCACACCCTGATGTTAGCAATGTGTTGTTGCAACTTATGGACAACGGCAAGCTCACAGGTAGTAACGGCAAAGAAGCAGATGCACGAAACATTGTGCTGATTCTCACAACCAACTTGGGTGCAAAAGAAGCAGAAAGCAATGCTATTGGATTTGGCGAAACTATGGAAAAAGAGTACGAAGACGAGAGTCTAAAAAAATACTTCTCACCAGAGTTCCGCAACAGACTAGATGGTACAATTACATTTGCAAAACTTGGCAAGCCTGTGATGATGAAAATTGTTGGAAAGTTCTTAGCAGAACTGCGTGAACAAGTCAACAACAAAAATGTACAAATTGAAATCACAGACGATGCATTGGACTTCCTAGTTGACAAAGGATTCAATCCTAAAATGGGTGCTCGTCCACTGCAAAGAGTTATCGATGAAAAAATCAAACGCCCGCTATCAAGACAGTTGTTGTTTGGTGATTTGAAAGATGGTGGTAAAGTTACCATTTCAATTGAAGATAACGAAATTAAGTTAGAAACACTGGAAATGCAAGATGCCTGAAACCAAGAAGCTGCACTATAGTAAATATCTTTATAGAATGCAGTTTCGCAACAGGCTTGCCTTTGCATTTAGAACAGAGTGGCAGCGTAATGGTAAATTGAGTTACGCTGCTCAACATCTTGACAAATACAGAAAAGCAGCAAGGAAAAACGGTGTCATATATAAGGACCGTTGGGGCTTTACTGAAGAAATAAGTTTAGAAGAATTGCGAGATGCAGAAGTTGTACTGCGTCTACTCAAACCTGTTGAAGGTTATATGATCAGAGTAGAACTTAATAGCATGAATATCTATTCAAATGATATATCTATGTTGGAAGATTTAAAAGGCAAGCTATTAGCAGATGCAGAAATATGGCGACCTAGTGAAAAAACCATAGACTTTTTGAAACAAAACAAAAATGTAATATTGGTTGACAAGGTTCCAGAGTTTCCATATAAAATTAGTTTTGGAAGAAAGCCTGCTAAAAAAGAATTAGCAAAGTGGATAGAAAACAATAGAGATAAAGTAACCTGTGGGCCTAGATTGTTTGAAAGTTTGCAAACAGAAAACAGATGGATACAAGGACAATACATTTTTGCAAAAGACGAAAAGGTAATTCTACTACTACAAATGTTGATAGGTGACAATATTGCTCGCATCGATAAACTTGTGTATAAAGAAACTATAGATAAATAGTATATAAGCATTGCGAGGATTACCATGGAATATTTTGCAAGAGTGGTTATGGAAAAAACCACCATACAAGAAAGTTTAGTTGAAAGTGTCTTCGAAAGTTATGAAATTTTTGAAACAGAGCAAGAAGCAACTGTTATACAAATTCCTCTTTCAAGACAACTAGAAGAATCAGAAGCAGACGAATACGCTCAAAAACTTGCCAACATGATGTTTGAAGCGGGTTACGAGGATTTTGACATTGAAATTACCACAGACGGAGATATTTCCGAGGACGAAATCACTTATGATAATGATGACGATTTCTATGAAGATTATGGTGACATGTGGTTCAATACTGATTATGTTGATGAAGCAGAATATCAAGGCCGCAAAGTACCTTTAGGTAAGCCAATGGCTGGAGATACTAAGAAGTTCAAAGTATATGTAAAGAATCCTAAAGGCAATGTAGTTAAAGTTAACTTTGGTCAAAAGGGTGTAAAAATTAAAAAAGGCAATCCTGCTAGACGCAGAAGTTTCCGTGCAAGACATAATTGTGCAAACCCGGGTCCAAGACATAAGGCTCGTTACTGGTCGTGCAGAAAGTGGTAATATGAAGATTGAAGATTTAAATTTAAAAATCGGAGACAAACTTCCTTATAATGTTGTAGAAGATTTGTGTATCTTTATGAAAAACAATCCTAACTTTTACCGTAAAGAAGTATATCCAAGATTTGTTGAAGTACAAGACGCAGTGCAAAACGGTGGTAAGTTCAACAAAAAAAGCATGTTGCCTATGATAGAAAAAGCATGTCAGCAATATGTGCAAGAATACAATATCAAAATGCGTCCACAAGACTTGCTTACAGATGGTGAGAAGATGGAATGTGTAAGTAGTTTACTTAAAGCAGAATTAGAAAACTTCCGTAAAAAGGAGTATTAATGCGTTTTAGTGAGTTCCGCACAGTTGTAGAAGCGAAACAAATGGGTCGTGCGTTTAATCACCTAGAAGACCTAGTGTTTTTCCACGGTGTTGAAGGAGCTCTAGAAGCAGTAGAACATTTGCGTGATCTTGCTACAGACGAAGGTAGCAGCAGCATCCGCATGAAGTGGGACGGTAATCCTCAAATATATTGGGGAAGAGAAAAAGCAGGTGGTCCACTTATATTAGGCGGACACAATCAATGGAGTCGTGGCGTCATGGGTGACAGTCCACAAGCTATACAGGACTTTATTGTAAACAAAAGTGGCAATCCAAAAACACCAGAAGAGAAAAAACAACGACAAGCATTTGCACAGCAATTTGCAGGAATGTATGCAGACTTTGATAAAGCAACACCAAAAGACTTTGTTGGTTATGTGTATGGAGATGGCTTGTTTTTATCTCCACCAGAACTGGTAGATGGTGTATACACATTCTGTCCAAATCCAAAATCACAAACTTGCTATCATGTTAGAGCAGGAAGTGAACTAGGACAAAGAATTGCAAAAGCAAAGATTATGGTTGTCGGACATGCAGAGTTTCCAGAATGGGGCATGCCAGACAGTGCGCAACAACCAAAAAATGATTTCAGTGAGTTTAGCGGCAATCCTGCTGTGATTGTGTTAGGACCTGTGTACAATACAAAACCTGTAAAAGTAGACACAGCATCATTAGACACAGTGGCAAGATTTGCAAAAGCAAATAGCAAACTTATTGATGGCTTTCTAGCAAGTGTGCAAGGATTAGGCGATCTCAAAAACATTATCTATACATATGTAAATCAAACAGCAAAAGCAAAAAACTTGGACAGATTGGGTGTTGAAAACTTTTTCACTTGGTTAAGTGGTAGCAAAGTAAGTAAACCCAAGCAGGCAAAGATCAACGAATTAAATAGTAAATACAACAATGCATTAGATGCAATCTTTACACTTGTAAAGCAGATTCAAAATGCAAAAGACAATATTATAGATCAAGTAGAAGGCGAGCAAGGAGATATCTGGGATACTAACGGAGAAGGCAGAGTTCGTTACGCAGACAAAACTAAGAAGTTTGGTAATGTCAAACTTGTTCCAAGAAAAAGGTGGACACCGGGCTAATGTTATTAAGAGAGTTATTTGAAGCAGGCGAAAGCATAGGTATTATTTTTGGAAGATTTAATCCTCCTCATCAAGGGCATAAAGCAGCATGGGAAGAAGCTGCAAAAAATACTTATTGGTATGTCGGTACAAACAAAAGCACACAAGGTCCTAAAGATCCACTTCCTTTTGATGTAAAAATACAAGCAATGGAAACTATCTGGCCTAATATAAAAGGACATATTATTCCTGAACAAACTTGGTGGAGTTTAGCAGCAGCAGTATATAAAAAGCATGGTGAGATTGATCTCAAAGTCATCACAGACGAAACAGATGCTAAAGTTTTTGTACCAGGGTTGCAGAAACAAAACGGTGTTGAAGGTCGTCACGGTTTTTATAAGTTCAAAAGTATCGAATGGCAACCAGCGCCTCGTGTTTCAAGTGCTACAGAATTAAGAGCAGCAGTTGCAAATGATGATCCAAAAGCATTTGCTAAAGCAGCAGGTGTGCCAGCAGATACGCAAGTTGCAGGTGAACCTTTCTTTGATCTGGTTAAGTATTATCTTGGACAACAGAATGAAGGTGCTATGAAGCGTATTGCTACATCACAGTCAAACAAAGCTGATAGAACAGCAAGCACTAACAAGTTAAAGCCGGGGTTGGACACATATAAGAAAAAACCAAAAACAAATGAAAAGTTTGCAAGTGACGCACAAAGAAAAGCAGCATTTGCAAGTGGATACAAACCAAAGGGCAAAAAGAAGTGAAGAAGCTGGATATAGAGCAAGCAGAACAGTTAAGAAAAAAGTTTGCAAGCGATTGGGAAATTCGCAAAGGTCTATATCTATATAAAAAAGTTGCACTGGATGATTACAATCAGGTGTTGAGATTTTTGATGGCAGTTGAAAAGCCTCAAATCAAACTGGATCACTTTGCTGACTTTATGAACTTTTACAATGAACTAACTATTGGCATTACAACACACGATGTAAACGGACTTACAGAACTAGACTTTCAACTGGCATTGTACATTGACAAAGCATTAGAACAAATGGGTGCTAGACAGTTGGATGAAAAGTGGAGTGCAAAATACAAGCGTTCGATCAATTGCAGCAATCCAAAAGGCTTCAGTCAAAAAGCACACTGTGCAGGGCGCAAGAAAAAAGAAAGTATCAAAGAAGGTTTCAAACTAAAACTAGAACGAGATACTGATGTTGATGTACTTCACATTGTAAACACTGACACAGGCGGTCGTACAGAAGTTCGTGGCAAAAAAGGTTATGAAAGTGGAAACTATGATCCAAACGATAAACTGCATCAACTTCTAGACCGTGTAGGTAAAAGTGCAAACATTAGTGAACTAATCAATGGTGAAGTTGTAAGTATAAATCCAAAACACCCAGATGGTGAAAAAGCAAAAGCAGCAACAGATGTTGCATATAATGAAAGTACAGACCTAGATAGTCTTAGAAAATTTGTTAGATCTCAACGAGAAGCACCTGATCAAGTTCTTTATCAAATGATGATGGCTCCAGATACTTATGGACACGCAGCATCAAACTTTGTAAGAAGTTGGTATGAGCGCACAAAAGAAGAAAATGGTTTAAATGATGTAGATTCAGCGTTAGAAATAATGGTTGATCAACTTGGATTAAATGAAAACTTTGCTGATGGAAAAGTAAAAGGCAAGAGCAGACCAGGGCGTGTAAAGCGTTCAGGTGCTAGTTGCAACGGTAGTGTTACAAGTTTAAGAAAGAGAGCCAAAAATAGCTCAGGTGAGAAAGCGAGGATGTATCATTGGTGCGCAAACATGAAGGGCGGGAAGAAAAAGTAGTAGAATTATATCCAGATGGTTATAATATGGAGTGGAGAGAACACGAAGATATGAGCATCAACGACATAGAATGGTCACACTACCTATCCAAACACAAACAACACGAAGAAAACAGAACGAGCACAAACGAAAGAAACAAATACTGGGATGAACATAGAAGATCTAAAGAAGCTGGCGGGGATAAATGAATTTAACGGATATACTGAATACAAAGTAGATGAGAATCCTAGTATCACCGGTACCGCAAGACGCAAACAAGAAAAAGAAAGAAACCTAAAACCAGGAGATCCTGAATGGTTTAAACTGTGGTTCAGTCTACCTTACATGACAGGTAATCAACCTCCTAGTTTTAGAGGCCGCAAGAAAAAATGAAATCATATCATATAGATATGAAAACACATGCATATGATTTTGACATATTGCAACAAACAATCAAATCAATAAAACAAAGCAAAATATATCTGTGGCAACCTGGAGAGTTGCTTATACCTAATATAGACCCCAAAGAGGTAGAAGATTTTGGTAACAGTATTGGCAAACAGGTTACAACTATTTTAAACAAAGATTTTTATTATTTTTGGGCATATAAAACTGTATACCACGGCGGAGAGCCAATTGGACACAATTATAATGTTAGAAAATGTTTTACAAGTTTAAATGGCAAAAAAAGATATTATCGTAGTCATTTTGTAGACACAATGGCAAAATATAAACTACAATACAATAATTATATAAGTATGAATTTATGGAATTGGAGTAACGACGATTACCCATTTCAATACATTGAAAACAAACCAATGATACTAGATGGTATTAGCAAAAGCGACTATTGGAATTTACCAATTTCTCAGTTGAAAGATAGTATGTTCAGTGTTGTAAGTGAATCAGGCATTACGAAGGCAGATTTCATAACTGAAAAAACTTGGCTGCCTATTTTTAATAAAAGACCGTTTGTGATATTTGGTCCTATAGGTATACATGCAAAATTAAAATCAATAGGGTTTGAGTTGTTTGAAGAATATTTTGATTATAGTTTTGATAGAGAGCATGATTATAAAACAAAAGCAGAAGATATAATTAAACAAGTGGCTGCTTGTGAAAAAATAAGCTATAATAAAGAACTTAAAAAAATTAAACACAAACTTGAACACAATTACAACCTACTAATAAATAAAGTGCGTTCAGGAGAATGGCTGCCCGAATTGCCAATTGATAAAGGTCCACACGCATACCTACTAAATACAGTATGGACTTCATAAGATCACTTATAAACGAAGACGGCAGAATAGTGCGTGGTGTCAACACAACTGTGGATGTTGATGTTGATCAAACCAAGGTGGAGGCTGCTAAGTTTGGTAATGAAGTAAGCATAGACGGCAAACCTGCACTTACTATGGGCGAAATGCCAAAGTGGACAAAAGAGCAACTGGCTGTGATGGAAGGCGGACACACGCTAGAAGAACCTAGAGTCAAGTTGTTTGATTTCGATAAATACTAACATGTTATTAAGAGAGTTGCAAAATAAAAACTTTGATGTATTTGTTGCGGATGTAAGAGTTCGTCACAAATATTACAGTCAAGCAATCAAAGTACAGATTAGTGCTAGAAACATTCAAGAAGCACGAAAGCAGCTACAAGCAACCTATGGTAAAGATGCTACAATAATAGGATTAAAAAAACAATGAAGATGCAAGAAATTTTAGAAGCAGTCAAGCAAAGAGATCCTAGTAGTAAAACTATGCAGGATATTCGCAAAAGTGGTGCAGCAGGTGCTCACAAAGATAAAAAGAAAGTACTGCCTCGCAAAGAAAAGCACAAGGGTAAAGCGTTTGAAGAATATAAACATGCTGATCATGCAAAAGGCAAAGATCCTATGCCAAAAAAAACAAAGCCCAGCAAAGGTAGTGAACAAAAGCATCCCCTAAAAGGAAAACTTGTTGGCGAAGCACAAATTAACGAAATAGCACCAGCAGTTTATGCAGCAGTAATGTGGGTTCTAGGATGGGCAGGAAGACGAGCAGCGTGGCCAGTATTAAGATGGGTTATAAAAAGACATTTAGGTAAACTTGCTATTGGTGCTACAGCAGCATACTATATTGATCAAGGATGGGATTGGGTTATTAGTGTTGTTGGAGAAGAAGCAGCACAAATGCTTATTGATAATAAGTTTAATATTGCCATGGCAGTGG